CTTTTCTAAACGCCAGCATTTCCTCAAGCGCGGCTGATGGAGTATCTACAGGTGCTGCATACACACCAGCATCTCCATTTTTAAACGACCTGTCCGAAAAGACTGTTTCGTTCACCACAACTCCAGTACCTACAGTAGAACCCGCAAACAACAAACCTACAGCCATTTGCGGTGACAGGCCCATCATTCTCAAAAAGGAATAGGGACTTTTCAAAACATTGAAAGCGGCCTTCCATCTAGCTGACTCTTCATTCAAATAATTTACTTTAGCTAATGTCCAGTTCCTCCATATAGTTATTCTCTTATATACCCTAATGGGTGACCTTACAACACCCATAGGGGCCTTTCTTAGGTTAAGCCACCAAGTCTTAAAGTTACGTACATGAACAAGTATGCCCATCAAAAGCAAAGTAGATGAAATTGCTACTACCGCAATTAGATTTGCATTGATTAAAGTAAGCCAACTCTGTACCAATGCTTGGTCTACACTAATAATTGTCCCCTCTATCTGGAAGGGGAGATAGGGAACTATAAACTGCATAGGATTAATATAAGATACGGTTAATCCTAAAATTCCTGCTACTACCAATACTACAGAAAGAGTATATTTTATTGCCTGTCCAGTAATTTTAAGCACGGTTTTAAGAAAACTGAAAAAAGGTATGGTTGGAATGGAGGGAAACTTGATTGAGGGAAATTTCAAAGATATTTTCCGTCGAGGTTTTCTATCCTCAACCAAATTTATACTCTGATCTGTTTCAGGGATTTTCTTGGACCTACGTCGAAATAGTGAGGAAAATCTAGGCATTTTTAATCTTTTTATACCCATGGTCTGCCTTCCTCTTCTATAAATTCTTTCGCATCAGCCACTCCTTATCACCTTACTCTTTACCTTCACCTTCACCGTTACCAGAATCTACCTGTAAAACGTCTTTTGCTAACGCAATTATGCCCGCTATACAGCCGACTGTAATTTCATTAAGGTCTGCCCTAATTCCTAAAATGGCAATTATGCCCAATAAGCACAAAGCTAAAAAGATCTGAGGGCGTATCTTACCTATAAAATACCTTAAATTTTTTAAGAGCGTATCCATAATCGCTACCTAATCCTTCTTCAGATTAAAAGTGGAACATCCCTCGTCCACCTAATACTCGTTGTGCTGAATTTCCTGCATCTATCCTCTTATGTTCTTCCGATCCTGCGATCTGTACCTTCATATGCTCTTTCCGCATATCAAGCACTCCGTCTTTACGAATGTCCTCTTGCTCAACCTCTTCTGCCGTTCGTTGTTCTTCAACCGACTGATCGTAAGAAGCAGCAGTTGCAATGCCAGTGAACTCATGCCCTGCAACCCAAAGAGCGTCTAGAACATCGTCTCGACTCCCTCTTGGAAACTGAGTAAATTCCGTTTGGAATTCTTGGAACCCTCGATGGTTCAATGGCAAGGACATCTCTCCAACTTCACTTTCCTCTCCAGGAAACAGAATAGTCCCATTCCCTACAAATCTCATCATAGCATCTAATCGTTGTTCCTTACTACCCGTTGGCCGAACGATTGTAAGAGGCATTGGGCCAATTGAAGAGACTCTAGTTGCAACAGCTAGATTCTGCGTTGTACTCTGCTGTGGCCCGACTTCTTCAAGAAAAACCGTTTGAACTTGCAATCCTTGCATTGACCATTTCAGGAATTGGGTTTCGAGGAACTGTAAGTGACTCGGTGCTTCGACTCGATCAAACGTGAAGTCAAGTACATAAACGATTCCCGTGGCGTTATCCTTTGCGAGTGTACAATGTCCAAAGTAATCTGCTGAACTCGACTTAGAAGTTGCAGGGTCTCCCCCTTGCACTCCAACCAACTCTCGCATCGGCGGAAGTTCATTCTTTCGGTAAAAGTGTACCCAGTTAAGGTCATAGCGAACACCTCTCAGACCCGAAGGATCATTCCGATACTGTGCACGGTAGACTGGTCCTGGAGTATTCCGTTTCTTACCTGCAAGCCAATTATACGGACGAACTTCCGGCCAGAGAACTTTACCCTCCTTGAACCCATCTCCCATCTCGGCATCGTAGATTCTAACGGCCATTTTTCACTTCCCTATTCGAATGAATCCGCCATCCACTATCTCTTGAACTTACATCCTGATTCGTGAACCCGAATAACTCCTCGACAATGATAAACCGTTCTAATTCTTCTCTCCGCCCTTCATACTCAATCGCCTTTAGGACAGTCCATGATCCAACCTTTAACCGTTTCGCTAAATCCTTGATCGTGTATTCGTTTGTCATCCAGAGATCGAGAATCCGTAAAAGATGAGCTAACCGCAACTGCTTCTCGATTGAAATATCATACCGACATTCCGGCAAAGGACATTCGAGACATGCGTCAAAAAGATCGCAGCCTGTGTCCTCAAACTTCGCATCAAGAATGTTGTAGTTCAAACTCATCGATTATTCCTCGTCTTCCCACTCTTCCTCCGAATACATATCCGCGTACAACCCTTCTGTATCAAATTTTCGAATCAATTCAGAATAAAGATCATCATAATGATATCTCGTACCAAGAGTGATCGATTGCCCCCCTGGTAACAACATCGGATCAAACGAAGTCCAGAATTTCTCTGAAACACTTTTCCTTCCGAGTTCCGTCTTCGAATTCTCAAATGTCACAACATCATCATACACCTGAAGTGTCGCACGGCCCCCTTCTACATTCGTAGTAATCCCAACTGCCATAAACGACGGATCACGCTCCTCCGTCCCTTCCAGCCAAGACAACGACTTATCTCTCTTCAGTTCAATCTGCTCTAACGTCCATTGAGCATCTCGATCTATAGGCTTCAAAGACCCAAATAATTCTTTATACCGACTGTTACTCTCGATACACGATTTTATCCTCGACAGCCGTTTCTTCGCCACAGTAATAGTTGAGCAGATGATCTGACACAGGATCGTAGAAGGATTCCTCCCTGCAACCCACAACGGATACGATTCCGCGAAATTAGTCGTCTTTGCATGATTTCTCGGTGCAAGAATCAACAACGGATTATTCACCGAAAGGTCTGTTGGTCCCTCTTCCGCCCCAGCGAGTATGACCTCAAAAATCTCCCAGTGGAACTTTGCGAGCTTCTGATTGAACACGTATTCGTGAAAATGTCCAGGATGGTCATAAGCAGCTTGTTCCTCCTTCGACCGCTTACGCATATCCTGGGTGATTGAGATGTTATGAGTTGTCATTAGGTACTTCCCGTGTATACAGGATAGACAAACCGTCCAACACTCGGCTTCTGTTGTTCTGACATTAGGCTCTCCTTATCGTCTTAACCCCCTACATTGCCAAACAAGCTGATACTTAAATAAACAAACCATTACAAACTCCCAACCAGTCTCATCGCTGCAAATGCCTTATCATACATATCATGCTTGATCTGGGCTTTACACTTTGGACAACGTGTCTCATTCGTCAAAACTGTTATCAGGACATTCTGCAACGACTGTATATAAGCTCGAACTGCTTCCCGTGGCACCATTTCCCCTGCAATTGCCGCAACTCGATACTTCCGCTCGATCAGTCCTGCCATTCGATCAACCAACTTCGCAACCTGTTGAACTTGCGTAGCCGTCCGACCGAAAATCCGTTCCTGAGTCATATCCTCATCGATTTCAAATCCAAACTCTTCGGCCATTAACCGAATCATCCCACGGATAAGAGAAATTTCCCCATCAAGATTATCACTCTCTGCATTTGCCTCTTCTTCTGTTAGAATCTTCTTCAACCGCTCATGTTGAACATAAATCGAATACGCTGTCCCATTCTTCTTTGCCAGTGTAGTTTCAATCGACCCACCGTGTTTCTGACAAGGTCCAATCCCCGAATGGCTTGTCCCCCAACCTGCACCTAACTGACAGACATCTCCCCGAATCGTATCAGTTGAACCACAGATCACATTTCCATTCGAATCAATAATCGGGGGTCCAAATCGCTCTCGAAGATTGTCTTCTTCTATTTGCTCTAATCTTTCCATCGTGATTCTCGCTTCTTCTGACTTTCTGTCCGCACTCTACCTAATGCTATCCCTTTTTTCATTTTTGTCAAATCGATTCTTAGTCTTGGAGGTAGATCAACCGTCCATCCGCAACTCATGCAAATCCTAAACCGCCCGTATTCATCCTCATCGGTTTTAACGGCACCATCCTCACATCGAACGCACCCTCGAAGGGTAACCTCCTGTTTTATCATATCTACCTCCTAGTTCCTCCTAATAATAGCATAGATCGCCTGAATACACAAGCATCTAGAACTGATATAAAACCATTCGGCTCCACTATTGACAGGTATCCGAAAGTATGCAGTCTGACACCCTAATCGGCCCCATACTTCAGACCCGCTCAAACTGATCTCCCAGGCACAAGATCACCAAAAACCACCCCCCTGAACCAACCCCTGTAGGCACGGATCAACCCCTCAGACGTTATCCCCTAACCCGACCCCAAACTCATCTCAACCCTATATCACCTGTTAAATCTACTGAAAAATAATCCGATCAGTAGAAAATGTATTACAAGGGAAGCGTGTATTACGTGAGTTCGTATTTTGTATGTGTGTTGGGGAGTTGAGACCCTATACTGTCTTGAATTTCACTGAATGAACCTTCTTGAATTAGATTTCAGCATTTAGCTTTCATGCATTAAAATTCAGTAATACTCCTACCAACAGTCATAGAACAACATGCGAACATGTTCTGATGTAGGCACATAAAATCAGAACATTGTATACTAAGTTGTCTTACACTCAATACTGGTATGACATATGCGTTTATACATAGGTGTTTTTGTGTTTAAGAAAAGTACATTTGGCCTTGACAAGGTTAGAATTGGCCTACGGCCAAATACAAAAACCAGTGGAGGCACCAACACGTCATCACCCACGCGACACGATCGCACATGCGCAACCATACGGGTTGACCACCTATGCGCCCTTGCTAGAATCAATGTGGTATTCCACCTAGCATGAAAACCTACAACGTCAATCGAGTGTTCGAAAACTAGACAAACCACATGCGACAGAGAATCGGGTAACGGTCCATTTGGTGACGTCCAGAGGTTGAAACACGGTCACACATGATGCGCATGTTCTTCTCCGCGAACATGTGGTTTCAGGAAGTATCCAGGCGGCACTTTCGAATGTGTGATGCCAGTGTACCGGCGCGAATACGGGATACGCCACAACCTCTCGACGATCTTTGGAGGCAACAACGGGAAACCTTACAAGTGATCATGACTGACTGAATCGTGGGGTATATGCCAGTCTAGCGAGTAGGACACGAATCGATCGGATCGGGGTGAAGAGAGAGTAAACACTCTTCACCCCCCAATCATCAAAGCATGAGGTAAAACATGATACGCAAGACGCTGGCAGAATTGGGATTGGATACGCCCATCTATAACGATGGAATTCGAACCGGAACCGTCAAGGCTGACAAGACAGGCAGCCGAAGGCGAGTCTTCGACGATCGAATGCGTAGACAGTCAAGACGTGCACGAAAGCGTGCAAATCGAGCGATACGCGATCTTCAATCAACTATCAACACTATCAAGGCAGAGAGAGAATCACGCGAGCGATTCGGTCCATATGGTACGGGATTCTCACAAGCGAATGGTAAAAAACAGCGCGGGCTTTACCATGGTATGAATCGCGACACGACCGGAAAAAGTGGAGTTCATATCACAACACTGAAATAGCAAGATCAGTTAGCAATCGGAATACCAGTGATTTAATTCATGAAAGTTGAGTGTTAAAAGCTTATTCATGAAAGCCAGATCTTTATAAAACAAAATGATGCATATACTCGTATGCATCATTTTGTCTTATAGATGAATCAGAATGGAGGTAGCTATTAACGGTTCATTAATCGATTAACGCTAAATCAATTAACCGGAAGGATTAATAATGGCTGAGATGCTTACAGTAAAGATCGAACTTGCTGGCACTCTTGTTGAACTTGAAGTTGAAAAAGATTCCAAGACTCACCGCCAACTTGTTCGCCAGATAGAAGACGCTCAAGAACTCGAGTTCGCAGCATTCCGGAGTTCTGCAAACATTAAGATTTACGCGGCAATTGGAGCGGTGTTCGAAGAATTAACAGATGAAGAAAAGTTGGCTCTTGTTGGACAAACAAGTTTCTTTAGGTGGTCTGCTACACGAGTTCTACAAAAAGATACAGTTCCAGCCAATCAATTAAAGGTCATGAAACAAGGAACTCGTGGTGGAAAACTTGACGAGAGTATGGTCGATGAACCAATTTCCTGAGAACATCCAACTTCTAACCACTGGAATTATAGAAGTGGAGAATGAGATCAAGATATTGGAAGAATTCGGGATTGAAGATCTAGCGATCTCTGATTCTGAACTTGACCGACTTAATCGGCTTTTCCATTTTCAAGATCGGAAAGTTGAGACAATTGGATAATGGCTTTAACAGTCAGACAGATTGAAGTTCTCGCAAATATCGCCCTACATGAGATGGAATCAACGGCTGACGAGGATAATCCCGATTTCTCGGATATCGACTACACGTTAGATTACATAGACGAGTTAGGCGATATTACAAGAGAACTGA